CGTTCTTCTGTCTTTCCGCTACCACCAGCACCGTTATCAATAATACGGATTGTAAATCCAATACCATCACCACGTCCCGCGAGTTGGTTTACCCCTACCGTTGCAGGCAGTGCTGTTGTAAGAGTAATTTTAGAGCTTGTTGCACCTGCTGCGATAGTTCCTCTTGGCCCTCTGCTTGGCATTAAAACCATAGCAGCACCAGCGCCGAACGTACCAGTAAGTGCAGGGTTTATAACAGTTGCCCAGCCGTCATTTTTAACATGATATGAGTTTAAAACTGTAGCAGAGCCTAATTGAAATATTTCATGATGTCGTATTTCACTATTTCTTAGGTCACCAGCCATACAAACAGCCGCAGCCGTTGTACTTGGCGCAACTGCTAAAGGACGCCAGTCAGGTAGGTCGATAATGTCTTTAAAATCAAGCGTTGTTGGCATTTTATGTTATCCTTCCTCTAATGTTAGTTCCCCACGTTGTGCGTGAGGCGTCATAAAGTTTTGTTTGTTTTGCGTCAAATCCTGCAATTTGGTTTAGCGTTGTAACTGCTGAGCAAGTTGTTACTGTTGTTACAGTCGTTACTGCCGATAAAGAACCAGATGAGACCACGGTGTTTGTTCTCACTTCGCCGCTTGCTTGTGATACCCATACAGGTTTAGCAATGAGACGAGCAAGATTCTTTAGTGACTCACCAATGTTTGTCACTACTGCTGTAGTTTGTAAGTTGTGCTCTGAATCAACTGCGACTACATCTTTTCGCCATATCTCAAACGTATCATTTGCTGCTACACTTCCCAGATTTGTGTATACGTTAAAAAAGCCGCTGCTGGTTGCAGAAATATAAGTGTACTTATCAGTTGATAGTCCTGAAGTAACTTTTATTAAGTCACCAACTCTAAAGATTGTTGATGCATTAAAAATAGTATCACCACCAGTGCCAGCACCAGCAACAAAAGCACCTTTATAAGACCAGCCGTTTATTGGATTAACTTCAAACTGCTGCAAAGTTGTTGGAGTCGGTATGCCACCACCCTTAACTACTATTGGATTAGCATCGACTCCTATTTGACCGTTAAAATTAGGGTCATAAAGCGTTACAGGTAGAGAAGCTTGTCCACCGCCATCATTGTAATCAATTAATGGGTAGCCAGTGCTTGCGTTTATATTGATGTTTCCACCAACTTTTAGACTATTAGCACTATCAGCATAAATAGGAACAGGCCGCAATACTTCAAACTGTTGTCCTGCGCTTATGGTTCCAGAATATGCGTTCGCTACCGTGAAAGACGTTGATGTCGTTGAAACTACGTATTCGATTGGATTAGACGATGGAGTTCCTGCTGCATTATATAAACGTACATAGTCACCACGCTTGATAAATATAGGGCTTGTAGTGCTTGTAACATTTATAGTTGTATTGGTGCTTCCTGCTTGTACAGTTGATGACCCTAAATAATCGTAGCCATGCAAACCACCTGTTTCTACAAAGTTTCGTGAGGTAGAAATAGGAAGAGTGCCACGAACAGGTTGTGTAACTGCTGAGCCGTCTACTGTAAAAGTACCAGTACCAGCATTTGCAGTAACCGTACCAGAAACACCAAAGGTTCCAGTACCTGCATTAGCTGTTACAGTTCCAGAAACAGGCTGAGTTGCTCCAGAGCCATCAACTTTAATTGGATTTCCTGAAGTTCCTAATTCTGTTCCTGAAGAATTGTTTAGTACGGTACGGTTAATATGCTTAGTAACTGCGTCTTCTGTAATTGTATTGGTGGCTACATTAGTTTGTGTACCTTCGTCGAAGGTTAGTTTTCCTGTCGTCATAGTTTTAACTCAATGTAGTCCTAACAGTTGTATTTGCTTGCGTCCTGAAACTCAGTTCATATGTAGCACTTCCACCGTCTACTGTAGAAACGGGAAAAGCACCACCGATAAAAGCTTTAATTATCCCGCCTGTAGTCCCGCCAGTTCTTCGCACCCAAGTTTGGCCAGGTGTTGGAGATGCGGGGTCTGCCGTGTACTCGGGTATTGTGGCATTACCTCCAATTAAATCAAATTCGCCTGTAAGTGCATTAAATTTGTAAGCCATTACGTCTTAGCTGCATTTGATAAATTGTTTTTTGTTGCGTCCGTGTAGTTTATTGTTACCGTTGACACTGTTGTACCAGATACCCCCCCGACTTTGAAAGTATAAACTTCTTGTGTGGTGGATGGATACGAAACAGAGACATAATCGTATGCGGGCAAGCTTAACCCTGCGATATTATCAACATTGACATGCTGCACCTGCCCGTCAACTGTGGTCGTTACCTTGACAGGATAGTCAGGGTTTGACGAGGTTGGGGAGTTGGAGACAGTTGTAGCCGTCATTTCACCTCATCAATTAAATCTTGAAGGTCAGCACCAACGATGCCGCCTTGGTCGTCCATATTGAATTTAACAACCTTTTTGCTCGGCTTTGGAGATGGCATTTGGATTGTAATATTTGGAGCTTGCGGCTTTTCTGTGGCAATTTCTTTTTTAAGCATTTCCATGCGCTGCATAGCTGAATCAGCTGCAAGGCGACGCTCTTCCATAAGTGCCTCGGTAATGCGCTGCTGATTCTCTTGCTCTTTCATCTTGTTTTGTTGGAGCTGCAGCATCTGATCGACACGCGCGATTTCTCGCTTGAGCTCTTGCTCGGATTGCTTATAGCCTGCATCGGTTAGCACCTTTTGCATATCAATTCTAAGTGCTTCGCCTTTTAGTGCAAGGTCTTGCTGTTTCATGCCAAGCTCCTGCTGTGCGAGCCACTGCTTAAACTCAATGTCTGCAGCTTCGCGCATAGATTTTGCTTGCGAGTCCTGAGCTTCCATGTACATTCGCTGCTGTGCGCCTTGCATTTCCATTTCAGCCAGCATTTGCTTTAGCTGTGCTTCTTGCTGTGAGATTTGCAGGCGCGTTTGAGATTCCATCACCTTAGGGTCAGGCGGTTGTTGTGCTGCTGCTTCGGCTCGCTGTTGTAGGATACCAGAAATATCAGCAAGCGCTTTTTGAAAAATACCGTCAAGTTCTTTGCCGCCCTTGTAGAATTTCATGGTGTAGCTCTGAAGCTGCATACAAAATCCAAGTAGTGGAGGATACTTTTCAACCAGTGAGTCCATTTGCTGGAAGAACGAACCAGCGGTCTGCATGAGTTCTGCAGCGTCTTGACGTTCTTGTCTTTCATCAAGTGCCACAAGTGAGTCGCTAGTTACTGAAATGCGGTAGCAGCGCTCATCATCGTCTTGCAATACGCGAATAATTTCTTGCTTTATTGGTTCAGGATCGGGCATTTGCTCGGAAAGAAGTGGAGCAATTAAGGTGTCAGCATCAGCAACGGTCAGGATGTGCTGCGGGTCAAATTTTTCGGCGATAATTGTACCGAGCTTTTGCATACCTCTTGAGATGAATTCCGCAAACTGATTTTGCCGTACAATTAAGCCAAGAGACGACCAAGCGTTTTCGAGTCTGTTGGCTGTGGCTGTCTTTGAAGGGTCTGATACACCGCGCAGCAAATCGCTTGCTTTGGTAACTTCATAGAGTTGATTTTCGGCTTCTTTTCGTGCCTCGATTAGTACCTGCAGCGCGTTTATGTACTCGTTGATTTGCATCATTTCAACGCCGTTTGATAAGCCGCCGCGCGTTTTATAGCTCGGCCAGTTAGTAACGGGTATCATTTTCAAATCGCCAGAGAGTAGCCCTTCGATTTGTGGGCCTAACGATGCATCATAAAGACCGTTTGAGCGGATTGCTTGAGTCACTGAAGCGATTCGAGTCGTGAGGCGCTCGACCTCAAGAATCATATCCTTGCAGTGAACAAAATCAGATACTGGAATAGTGGAATCAGGGTCAACTGAGGTGTTGATAACAGAGCACGGATAAAAATCCTCAAATTCTATTGGCGCTTCGCCTTCCTCAATAATAGTTTTATCGCCGCGCTTTTGTACCCAATAAACTTTCTCTGAAGCTTCGCACCATACTTCATGTAGTTCTGCTTTGCCGTCTATTTTATCGGGGCTTCGTAGTTGGCTCTTTCGTACTGTCTCAGGAAAGGAATCATATTTTAAGCGCTTAGCAACATCAGCACCAAATATTTCGGTCGCTTCCTCGCGTGAAAGAAACGCGCGTCGCGAACGCCATTCTATTTCTGATTCGTTGCGACCATCGGATGTGAAATAGTCGTTAAACTGCACAACTTCGAGGATTGCTTTTTCATCGTCTTTATCTTCGTAGATTTGACGAACAATTCCGCCGTACTCTGTCTCGGTAAATTGTTGCTCTTCATCTAGTTCGAACGGCTCACCATTTTGGTCAACGAGCATCCCAGTATTGGGGTCTCTAATGACTGCAAAATCTTCTTCTTTTTCCTCAATGTTTGCTTCATACCGAGCCCAGAGAACGCCGCGCCCTGTGAGTAGGTATGAAAGCGCTGAGTTATAACCAACAAGTGAAAAATCAAAATGCTCATCAATGCAGTATTGAACGTTTCTTTCGAGAACTGTTGCCGCTAGTTGGTATTGGAGTCCTCCTACTTTTTTTCGTAGAGATGCTTCGACCTTTGGAGTGCTTGAGTAGTACGCGGGCAGGATTGTGTTTACGAGATACCACCAGACGTTTTTCTTTCGGATAACATCGTTAAAGTTTGAAAGGTTTAAATCGCCGCGGTAGATATTGATTGATTCCTTTGCGGATTCGCGGAATTTGCGGTGTCGCTCTTCGGATTGTGTAAGTTGGTCGCACCAATAGCGAGCATCGTATTTCTTGCGCTTCGAGGCCTGTTCTAGTTTGAGGTTTTTCATTTTTTATAATCTTGCCCGTCTTGCTTCGGCCCTTACCTGTTGAACATATTGTTGCACTTTTAGCAACCCTTTTTGAATAGGTTCGTCTACTTTTTTATACGTTGATTCGAGAAGTCGCTCCTTGCAGAGGTATCGAAGAGCGTCCGCACCGTGGTCTTCGCCAGTAGTATCAACATCTTCGGGTCTTTTTGGGCATACTTGAAGAGCGGGCAGCGTGTCGAGTAGGTAGTTACAAGTTGAGAAAAAGAAAATCATATTTTCTTGTAAACGCTGTCTTATTTGAGACCAGCCAGAGAGGCGGTCGTTATCCCCGCGCTGAAAAACAGGGACACGATGCTTTATAAGTCCAGGTTTAATTTGGTCGTGGATGGAAGGGCCGCCCTCGTTGCTAAAGATTGACGGGTCAGCAACGGCCCTAGATATTGTTTCACCGCTGCAGCGTTGGCCTATGTTCTCGCCGATTGTGACGTTATCTTGCCCTTTGGCCATAAGTTCGCGGTATATGACGATTGAGTTTTTGGGGTAGGGTACTTCGCGTCCGCTGTCGTCTTTGCCTGAGGAGATTGCACCCCATACGGCGCAGTAAGGAGAGCGAAATCCCCAGTCAAACGCAAGATAACGCTGCCAGTGCTGAGGTATGGGAAACGGTGAAATGATGTGTTTCTGCCCAAATTCAGGAAAGTAGGAGCCTGCGTGTATTTCGAAATCGCCTTCGAGCCAAGCGCGCACGAGCTCGGGGCTTCCTACCATGTGGAGGCGCTGAATATACTGCGGGTCTTTCTCAAGTAGTATCTGATTGTCTGTGATACGAGACGGAATATAAACATAAGGGATATTATCGCCAGTATCTAGTTTCCATTCAAGCCGCTTCATGCCAAGTG